TCACACGCAATGCTACTGCAAAGCCTGATCCCTCTACTGCTTGTCTTACAAGTGGTTGTGATGCTCCACCGTAAGTTGGTGTTCCATATGATGATGTACCATAAATAGCTGCTATATCTTCTGAATCAAGGGGATAAGCTGCTGGTCTAGAAGAGCTTCTACTCTCATAATCATACCGAACAAAAAGGTCTGCGTCAATAGAAGATTCAGGTGCGTAGTTAACTACAACCTTTTGCATATGCTTACGGATTCCCGGATCATTCATTGTTAAGTCTGGACTACGGTACTTACCATTTATAACTGTACCGTCAAAATCAGAACCAGACTCCTGCCTTTGTATGTATCCAGATGTTGAACCGTGTAAAGCAATCACATCTCCTGCTGATACAAATGTGTCTGTGCAAGTAGGTTTTATACCTCTCATCTTAGAGAACTCAAATGTTTGACCTCTCATAACACAGATAACACCTTCTGTGAGATTATCGCCCCTACTGTCTTTTGAAAAGAATATTCTGTATTGTGTTTTATCAGGTATAACTATTGACTCAAACTTTGATGAACTTGATATGTTTTTATCAAACAAAGACTGTACGTTTGCACTTATAGTTCCCAATTCCACGTCACCAATCCTTGCTGTACCTGCGATGGTACGCAAGCCATCAGGACCAAGAAAGATAAGGTCACCAGCAAATTCTTGAATTGTGTTACCATTTATACATCCGATGTTTCTTGTAACTGGCACGATAGCAAAGTCACTAGATGAGCTACCTCCTAGTTTAAATATTCTGTTTTCACAAAAGATAAATAAATTATCACGGAAAACTTTTAATCCTACGATTGTGTCGTCAACTTTAATGCTACCTGCACCTGAACCACTGTTAAAAGCATCCTCATCAAATGGCTGACTGAACACTACCTCTTGTGGTGTACTAGACATGCCAGAATAAAACATGTGATTTTTAAATGCTACAACATGTTTTGCACCTTCTACAGAACTTGTTGTTACGTCTGTTGCACTAAATGATGTGTTAAACACTGTAGGATCATTTGCACCATCTACAACTATCAACTTGTCGTTACCATCAAAGTTAAATCTTTCAAAGCTGTACTTGCCTGCACTTGTTCTGCCACTATCTATACTTGTCCAAGATGATCCACCGGGAGTTGCTTGGTATATACTAGTACCTCTTGCGGCTACAACTTTATCTGCAAAGGTGGCAACCATGAGAACTTCTTCACTTGCATCTGAAGTAAAAGGTACAACTACGGATACGTACTTAGAAAAACCATTTATTCTTCTGTAACCACCCTCAATGTCAGGCTCAAAGTTTTCTAACTCCAAAGCTTGTCCGGGTTTCATTATAAATGTAGATTGGTTAAGAACTAATCCACCTTCACAGACGAATGGAAATGCAGCGGTTTCACTTAAGTCAGCCAACTAAACTGCCCTCATGTAATTCTTTCTGTTTATTAATTCTACCCTCATTCGTTTAATACCATCTTCGTATTCTTTGAGGGCGTATTGTGCTGTTTGCACATCTGACCTAAACATATAGGTATAGTACTTTGCACGGGCATTGATTATTGATTCAAACCTTGTCGGGATTATGCCTGTGTCACCGTGAGCCGATAGATCAGTGTTTGTTACGTAGTAATCAAACTTTAATGTTCTATTGCTTGTGTCTGGTATTGGTGTAAGACCTAACTCGTCATTGTATGTTGTATAAACAAATTCAGGGTCGGCAAACTTATCTGTGTCAGGTCTAGCGTCTCTTTCTCTATATCTTTCATTGTATTCTTCATAGGATAAATATTTGAGTGGTATTGCTGTTATGTTTTCCATTAGTTGAACTAATTTAACATACGCTGCAGAACCTGCTGTTTCTGTAAATGTAACATAATGAGTTGTTGCTGTGGCTGTAAATGTAATTTCGGATAGTAATACCTCGTTGCCACTTGCTATGGTAAGAGTAGATGACTTAGTCTGTGTGCCACCTGAACTAGTACCTATATCTAAAGTAAGTGTTGAGCCACTAGTTTGCACAAGAACAACGTAGGATTTACCTACGATTAGATCATCCACTTGTTGTGTTGCTTTTGCACTTGTAAGTAAAAGTGTGTTGCCAAACTTAGAACTTGCTGCAGGAGAGCCTGAAACTGTAGTCCAGTTAGTTATACTGGCTGAACCATCTATCTCAAAGTCACCATTTGCAATGTAATCTTTTGGTTGAAGAAACACATTATCATAGTCAATGTACTTAAGCGTAGATGCTATTGATGCAAAGCTATATAGTTGTTTACCTGCAATTGCATCAACTGATCCTTCTGCTCTAGTAAAGGGCCAGTTAAGTTCAGAGTTAAGTATATCAGATATAGCTCTGTTGATATAGTCTTTGACGGTAGTTTGTACACCTCTAGAACTCGCAAAGTTAGAACTTGTTAACTCTACTTCGTTCATATCTCTTAGTACATTATTAACTAACGTAAGATATGTGCTTGCCATGTATTACTTACTTTCGGAGGTATCAATCTCTTTGGGATTGTTTTCAGCTACTATCTTGTTGAGTAACTGTAACTTTTGATTAGCTATTACCATTTCGCCAAGTGCTTTATCTAAGTCTTGAAGTGGCTTATGGTTTACGTTTATTAACGATGTGGCATTATCAATCTGCAATTTGTATTGGAAAGCTAATGCCTGTGCTGCTAAGTTTTTCATATTAACTCCCTGTTGCTTGATTATACACATAAATTATATAAATAGCAAGAAGTTTATTTTGTTATACTACGCAGGCTCTCCATTACGTCGTTTATGTTAGGTTCTTTTGAGTTAGGATTGTGTAGACATTTGTATTGTTTAGGGCATCCTACACGTACATCTGTAAACTCTAGCTCGTATGTTTTGTTAGCACCTTCGTATATACAAGCCATCTTTTCTTTAAATACTTTTTGTTTTTTTAATCTACATGTAACATAAACATTCTTTTTGATCATGCCCTGATGTATCTTTTGTTGCTTCGTATATTTTTTAGATTTGTAAGTATAACCATCCCCATAAGCTTTACTAGAAAATATACTTGCTAGTAATAATAAAAATCCACCTAAAATTAAAATTAAAAATACCCAACCTATACCTTCGCCTACTTGTCTTCTAAGTTGCTGTTGTTTATATATAGTTTCTTGTCTTTGTTTTCTAATTTGACCTTCCATCTGCAATAATTCATTGTACGCTTGAGGGCCATGAGTAAGATTTAGAAACATCTTGAGTTCGTATCTTTGTTCCTCAAGTTTCTTTTTTGCAGCGTATGCAGCCATTGCCGCCTCTTCAATAGAACCTGCTTTAAACAGCTTACCAAAAAGAGGTGGGTTCTTAGCTTGTTTCTCTGCATTGTCAACATCTGATACTGCTCCCATCCAGCGACCAATGTCTCCTGACATTTGTTCTATATCTCGCCCAACTGCGAATCCTTGTTTTATTGCACTAAATGCTTTACTTGCAACACCTACAGCCAATGATATAGTTACGGGGTCCATTATCTTTTCCTTATAGGTTTACAATACGCAGTTATCTGTAAGTTAGGTCCTTCCTTTTGGGGTATTGAAGGTTGTTTGTGTAATCTCTCTGCGAAGTATAGGCATCTATCTAAATCTTGGAAGGTTTGTGTTTGGTCTACTACTCTTAATCCCATCATAAACACAAGCACAAACTCAATCACACGGGTACTCCTAGTACCTCCTTGTGACAATCACAATTACACTCTTCAGTATCACATTCGTAACATTCACAGGTGTCACATTTCTTCTCTTCGGTCAAATCCACTCCCCATTCTTCATTGCTAAAGATAATTTCATTGCACGGTTTCCTACCTGACTTGCCCATCTAGAATCGATCATCTCCTCACAAGCAAGAGGGTAATTAACTTTCTCTATCGCCAACCACATGTTTACAAATTTCATAAGACGAGGAACACCCATATTAAATGCCATGTCAATAAGTACCATTTGTCGTACATCGTTAAGTTGATTTACAATTGGTTTATTGGCAAGTAACTCTTTTTCTACAATAGCTATGTCGTTCATACAGAGATAGTAGGCTTCTTCTTCTGTAAGACCGTTGTCGTAGATATCATCCATAGTTTTATTTATGTAGGAAAGCTCGCCATCTGTGATACCTCTGTCCTCTAAGTTACGACCTATGCCCACCGTATCTATGCCAAGATGATCTTGGTAGACATTCAGAACTATTCCTTCGTGGATAGCTATCATCTTAACTAGTTCATCACGATCGTACTTCATGCTTTTTTCCTTGTTGTCTTACGTTTTCTACCTGATGCAGTAACAGACCACTTAACTGCTTTAGGTCCTGTTTTCTTCTTAGCTTCAGCTTTAGTTATTCTACCAGCCACTGCTTTTGGTCTACATGCAGGATAGGGTCTTTTCTTTTTGTCTTTACCAGAACGACCACACTTCTTGCCCGTCTTAACATCACGCCAATCTTCTTTAAACCATTTGGTTAAACTCATGCGTAAGTGCCACCACGTTTCTTGTAGGTTCGTACAAGCCAAGCATTTGCATACGCAGAAGGATAGACCTTAAATTTCTTCTTTGCTTCTGCTTTTACTCTAGAGTAGAGGGCAGCATTTTTTGGTTTAGAACCACTTTTCTTCTTTGCCATGTTATTTCTTCCCCATCAGTTTCATTGCCTGACCAACCCCTTTAATTCCAAACGAGCTACTCACAGCTATAAATAAAAGGTATTGATACCAATCGGGCAAAGTGTTAAGTACCTCAAAGCCTGTTCGTACATATTCTGTAAATGACGGAATGAAGACTAGTATTGCTGGTAAAAGCAAAACAACCAAAGCAAATTCGTCTTTCCACGAGTTGTCCGTAGCGTCAGCCATAGACTTCTCCCATGCAACTTCTCCTGTCGCTACCTTCTCAGCTACAACTGCTTTAGCTCTGGCTTGTGCTACCTTAGCTTGACCGTCAGCCTTTACTTTTTCTACCTTGCTATTCATCCAAGAACCTGCAAGATTAGCTATAGGACCTATTAACGCTGTGAGCATGTGCATCCCTTTTTAGTAAACCTACTGTCAATCCATACTTTACCGTAGTACAAAATAAATAACCACATAGTAAACAACGCACCCTCTAGGTACGATAAATCATTCCAAGCATCTAATACCATATTTTCCACTAAACTCTCCCTTGCGACTTATGTAACATTCTTACATATCGTCTATAAAAACTGTTGCTTATTTTGTTTAATATTTTAAATATTTGAAAATTAATCTGTGCTAACATTTCCATCTCTTCCTAGCTTGTCTTAAACGACTATTGGGATTCTTTGCCGCTTTAGGAAACTTTTTCATCTGCCCTGCACTTCTTGCACAATAGGACTTTCTACGTTTGGCAGCTGTGCTACCTTTCTTTACTTTACCTGTAACTGCTGTCTTGAGCTTTGATCCGGGATTATCCCTTCTGTACTTAGCTACACCTTTTTTAGTCATACCTGCACCCGACTTAGTTGGGCGTTTCTGACCACCTTTTATGGTGTGACCTTTCATTGTACCTTTACTAGACATTGTTACCTCATAGTTGTCAAGAGGGCAAGTTGCCCTGCCCTCTCAAGTTTAGTTGTTAGACACCTGTCTGAACTGCAGCAGTCTGAAGTATTGCAGTTGGATCACCAATGTCAGCAATCAAAGCTATAACTCTGAAACGTACTACAGCAGAGTTTGCACCCAAGATTTTAACTTGGATAGCATCTGTA